ATGCGCGCCGAGCTGCCGAGCAGCCAAATCCTCAGGGACGGCGAATCACGCGTCCTAAGCGCGGCTTCTATGAGCAGCGTGAGGTCAATGCCTACAGTCATACAGAACAGTAGCGGCAAAAATTGAGCCAGCACTTCCCCAATGAACAAGCTTTAGAACGGTTTAATCGTTGGGTTGTGCGTCACCAGAACTTTATTGACCCAGCGTCAATACAAGTTTGTCATCAATGTGGTGATGCCAGATTATTGTTGTGTCGGCATAGGATAGCTGCCGTAGCACCAATAGTTGAAGAGGATGAGCCAGAAGAAGTCGTCACAAGGATAACCCGTGGTGATCTTAAATTAAAACACTCTGGCCTCTTCGGTTACTTTTCAGGTGAGATGGACATTTCTGAGTATAATAATGGGGGCTACATAAGTGGTTCACGTTTGAATACCAAGAATGTTCATATTATTGACGATCTCTATTCGTATTTATATATGCGTAAGGAGATCAGGTATGAGAATAGGAATCAATGTCTTATTCATTTAAAGAAACTTAGTCAAACTTGGTTTCTCAATAAGAAAGTCCCTGAAAATCCAGTCACTCTTAATAGAATGTTTATTACTATTCAAAAGGTGGCTGATGAAACTGATTCCTCTTCGTTGCTGGCTTATCGGAATCCCTCGCGTTTTGGACTCAACTGGTTCAACGTTTTTGGCGCAATACTCGGTGTATTAATGTCCATTGCACTCCTATATTACGGTTGTGCAGAGCTGATGAGACCTATTCAAGCTCTCAATATCATTATTCACCAACTCTATCACAGAGTACTTGCGTCGGAACTATTGGCAAATTTGCAGACTGGAAGCATGCAAAATTGTCATATGAACCAGTGCTGGGGATAAAGACACTTGATCGCTGCCGTCAGGTCTATTTTATGGGGATAGACTTGGGTATGAAAACTGACACGCATGTTCACGCATGTTGTTCCCATAATGAGTTCTCTGCTTGGCACTTTAGATATCTGAAGCAAACGCCGGTGCCAAGTAATCTAGATCAGACGTTATTAAATAAAATTATTGATAAATTAGCGTTGGATATTTCTAAAAATCTCGATCAACCTGTAAAGTTCCAAGATTTTCTTGCTACGAAAACAGGGCCTCTCAAACAACGTTACTGCAAAGCAGCTAAAGTTATTGTTGACAATGGCCTTATTGAGAAGAAACATTCAAAAATTAAATCTTTCATTAAGAACGAGAGATATTATGAGGATAAAGCACCTCGTTTGATCTTAGGTCGTTTGCCAGAATTCAACATATTATATGGTAGGTATGTTGCAGCCTTAGAAAAAGCATATTTCAAAATACCAAAAGTCACCAATGCTGACGATTTTTTGCAAACTGGGCAGAAATTCTCAAGAATGGCGCTTAATTGCGACTATTTTATAGAGAATGACTTCAGTAAGTATGAATCAAGTCAGCGAAAATTGCATATGCACATCGAATGTGATCTTAATGTGCGTGCCATGAGATATGCTGGTTATGATAATGCACAAATTGAAGAATATAAACGTTTGTTCGCTATGAAAATGGAGAAAAACGTTATTTCAAAGAATGGTGTAAATGTGCATTTTAACTACTGTAGGGGGTCGGGCGACATGGATACGTCTTTGGGCAATGGGCAATTGAATTGTATAGCCAGTACATATTTCAAATGCGTTAATTTTTGTCCATTGAAGTATTCGTGTAAGCTTGATGGTAGTTGTTGTAGGTTGCATGATAATTTAGACCTCATTAAAGGTGATGACTCAGTTTTGGGCATCATTGGACCCGTTAACAAACAACTAGTTAACACTTATGAACACTTTGGGTTCGAGGCTAAATTAAAGGTTGTTCTATGTCCTGATAAAGTTGAATTCTGTTCCGGCAATTTTATAAATTATGCACCGGGTGAATATATCTACACCCAGAACTTGTTAAAAGTTCTTAAAAGTTTGCATAGCGTGATAAATAATTCTATTGTCGAAGCTGGACATTTAGCCCATTACTATTATTCTTTAGGCTATATGTACAAGGTGCTTTACTCAAAACTTCCGCTATTCCAAGACATTGCCAAAATGTTAATGTCAGTAGGTAAATACTATGTTAACCCTAACTTGGTCACCTCTTATAATGTTTTACAGGCATTTAATAATGCGACTGTTTATGACATTGAGGTTGATCATGATTTAACTATGGTTTCCATGGCTATTGCTTACGACATGTCTATACAAGAACTTTTGGATTGGCAACAACGTCTAAATACAACCGTCCTTAAAGTACCTGAAGATCAGTACAAACGCCTTAGGAATAGGAATAGTCGAGTTCTACCACAATTATACGCTATGGTAGATGCAGTGCGAAC